CCTACCGTTAAACTTAAATACTACCTTTATTTGGACTGGATCTCTTTACGCGTACATAAATATGTTTAAGCTACGCATTGACGCAAATGCCCAGGCAGAAACAAGATATATAGCTATGGAGATGTTGCATGAGTTAAAACTTACAAATAAATTTATACTATCTTTAGAAGCATTTCACCTATGATAATAAATCAAAACGATTTAATGAAAGCATTTCCTAAGGAATATGACCATAACAAGGCTTTTAGGACAAATGAAAATAAGCTAAGATACGACCTTTGCCCTGCCATTGCACAAAGGGAATACGCCAATGTATGGACTCAAGGTTTAGAGAAGTACCCTGCTGGCAACTGGGAGAAAGGCTTTCCATTTTCCGTAGTTATTGCATCCGCTATGCGACATTTGGAAGCCATGCGACTTGGAGAAATGATAGACAAAGAAAGTGGACTTCTTCACTCCGCGCATTTAATGGCAAATGCTGCAATGTTGACGCAATTTTATTTTACACATCCAGAATTAAATGATTTAAACAAATGAGCAAACAAACATCGGTAGATTTTTTAATAGAAGAATTTAGTGCAATATTTGGAAAGGTAAATTTTACAGCCATGCAAGGTTTGCTATTAAAAGATGCAGTTGAAAAAGCAATGGAAATGCACGAAGGGCAAATAATGCAGGCTTACAATGATGGAAAATTTTCAATTATAAATATTGAAAAAAACAAATCACTTGAACAATATTACAACGAAACTTACAAAAAAGAAGAAAAATGATTTTAACAGACAAGACAATTATTGACGAAATTATCGAAGGTAACATTGTCATCGAGCCACTTGTTAGGGCAAACATTGGTACTAACAGTGTGGACTTAACACTGAGCAATACTTTGCTAATGTACACTGACCATATTCTTGACACCAGGAAGAAGAATGCATATTCTCCTATGATTATTCCGGAAGAAGGAATGATTTTGCAGCCAAACATTTTATACCTTGCCTCAACTGTGGAATACACAAAAACCCTTCGCCATGTTCCAATTTTGCACGGAAAATCGAGTTTGGCAAGATTAGGGTTATATATCCACATTACGGCGGGTTATGGTGATGTAGGCTTTGCTGGACACTGGACGCTTGAACTTTGCTGCGTTCAGCCAATTAAGATATATGCTGGAATGAAAATAGCACAAATCTGCTATCACGATATTAGCGAAATGCCTTACACAGACTATGCAAATAAGGCAGATGCCAAGTATAAAGACCAGGGCAAAGATCCAGTCGCAAGTAAAAACTATTTAAACAGATAATTATGCTAACAGAACAAGAAAAAAAGAAATTAGGCAAAGAAATTGCGCTTATAATTGTATCCATTGGAGGTATCTTAACTTTGACGTTTGCTATTTACTTTATTGTGGACACTATAAAAAAATGGTACTAATGGAAGTTAAAACAAAGCGCTTTATAATAAAGTACAGAGAAGGAATTGTTAGTGTAGCTGCTAATGATGTAGCGGAGGCAATAGAAAAATTTAAAGAATTACGCATCGAAACAAGTGCAAAAGAGTTAACCATTCTGCCAGCAGATGAGATGCACAAGCGCAGAGAAGAAATTTTCCGAAAGGAGTGATTAGTGTTCTTTTTTTAGTGGGAAGTATTTTTTTCCCACTTTTTTTTTATTTTATTATTATATATAAATATACTTTGTATATTTGCTTATCATTAATTATTAAAACATCACAAACATGAAAAAGAATTTTAACAATCAGAACTTTGAATGGCTATTCCAGGACATTACATCCCTAATGCCTAAGATTATTTTTACAGGTATAATTTTAACATACCTTATTACCGCAGCTCTTAACGTGTACTTCCTTCCCCTTCCGCTGCTGCTATCCATTCCTGCCTCTCTCATGCTCCAGTTCGGCAGATTTGCCGTTGTGTTCATTGATTTTCTTAACCCATCTGACAAGCGTAGTAAATACCCTCCGCGTGTTGCTGCCATTGCTACGGTGATAGCATTGTTGGAGTTATGGTTTAGCATTCAAGGACAAACAACTGGCGCAGAGTTTTGGGCTATGTTTTTCTTTATTGGTGCTATTATCTGCTTTGGGTATGTTCTTGAAATACAATTTATAGAGAAAGGCATAGAGGCATACGGCATAGGAATTAAAACACCAAGGAAGCGCAATGTAACAAAGAAAGATAAAGAGCCCGTTAAAATGAATACAACAGTTCGCAGCGTTCAATTATCTTTAGCAATCATGTTAATTTTAGGTATAACTACTATAAATGCACAAAACAATCATTTCATGGCATATAACACGATGAGCCTTGAAAAGATAGATAAGGGATTATTAGAAAGAAGATATTATAGTGAAGCAGATGACTCTTATACTGTTGATACTATTACCTATGATTTATTGTCTGGCATTGATTTGTGGGATGGATATTCCAGAACTACCTACGATAATTGTTTGTTTATGACCTATGGCACACAAAATATTGAATACTTTCCTTTAGCTGGTATATGGAAGTATAATAATAAATACTATGATTATATAGGATTGCTCAAATTTGTGAGCAAATATGTTAAACGTAACTTTCTAAATAAAAAAATAAACTATGGCAAAATTCGTAGGCATTGACCCATCCATGAGGCTTAACGGATTTGCCGTTTGTATTATTGATGAGGATAAAGTTTATTTTGGAAAGTACAAAAAACTTGCCGACTGGGCAAAGGACGCTTTGACATGGGCAACAGACATAAAAGTAGTAGTCGAAGATTCATCTTTGCAAAATATTACTTTTAGAAAATATGTCGATGGAAGGGCAAGAACAAAGATTAGCCGCAATGTCGGCATGAATCAAGGAGCCAGTAGATTTACTATTGATTGGTTGGAGTTGTACGGACATACTGTAAAAGGAATATCACCACAGGATAAAGGAAGCAAATGGACATTAGATTATGCCATGTCCGTAATTAAAGGAATGAAGCTCGAAGTGACCGGAAACAAAAAATTATCACAAGATGAAATTGACGCTTTTCAATTAGCGTTAATATCAAAAGCATATTTTAAATGATACAGGAAAAAGTAATTAGAAAACGTCTTAACAATCTTGAAAAGATTTATATAGCTGAATCGATTAAGGATAAAAATAGACAAAATAAATGGTTTATGGACATTATTGTCCAAAGAATCAAACAGGAAAAAACTAAACTTACACTCTTAAAAATAGGAACACATGGCTGCTAAAAACTATGGACTGGATAAAAAGCAGATAGCACTTTGTGATGCTATGATAGCAAAGTATCCAAAAGGAATTAAGACAAATAATGTCGTATCCTCCGCATCAACACTTATATCTTTTTACAATTCGAAAGATGAAAAAAACAAAAAATTCTATGAATACATGAATCCGGAAAGAATGGTATCTTTGTTATGGCAAGTAGTTAAAATAAATAGCGAGAAAGAGGATGTAAAAGAGGCAGCCGTTAGAATGTTAAATAAGTTATTAGAAAATATAGTTGTTAAATAATGTTTGTGAGTGTTTAGAAAAGGTGTTTGAGAGGAGCAAGAGAGATACTTGCTCCTTTTTTATTGCCATTCTACACCTTGCTGCACAGCGTAGTCTAAGATGCCCTTTGCGTGCGCTTTAGCAATACTCTGCTGCCACTTTATATCAATCATTAATCCTGCATCAGAATAATTGGTAAAGAATCCATTTTCAGACAACACCGCAGGCATTGACACATTGGTAAGCATAGTAAACCTTGCCTCCCTATCTAAATCACCATCCAAATAATCAGCTCTATGCACCCAGCCTGGTGTAGCAGTTTTTACTTGCTCCCCGATGCAAGTTGCAAGGAGATCCGCTTTCGTTTCTCCAGGTGATGTAAATATCTCCCATCCTCTGGCAGTTGTTGCTGCGGCTGCATTGCCATGAATAGAAACAAGGACAGAGTGTTTAGCCACAGATGCGTAGGAGTTAGCAAGTTGGCAGCGTTTGTTTAATGTTGTGTCATTAATAGGCTCGTATATCTTTTTAACTGAAAAGCCATAGTCAAGGAGGTACTGCTCTAAATAGTTAGCTAAAGAGCGATTAAACACTCCCTCGAAAAACCATCCATAGGAATGAAACTTGCCTGTGCGATGTTGATAGCACTTTGAAGGATAGGTAACATATTTCTCTGGGCCTGTTCCGTTTCTCATGCCACCATGCCCGGCATCAAGGCATATTAAAAATTCATTTGCTTTCATATTTTATATTTTTAAGGGGAGAAGAAATTAATCAACTCCCCTCGGCACTAAGGTAGCGATTCTTCTGCGCCTATAATTTAAACCCGATGAGGGCAAAAGCCGCACCAACGATTGATAATTTTGGAGGTAATTTCACTTCAATCTCTTTTCCTGCACATTCGCGGCTTGTCTCCTTGATTTTATCCCAAATGATTTGAGCCAGTTTAATGTACTCGCGCCATGTAAATTTGACCTTATTTCCATCGTCAGTAAGAAGTACATTTACCTCCTGTGCAAGTTCCGCAAAATTGAAAGCGTAACAACTTACGTCGCCTAAAGGTGATTTAATTGTATCAGCACTTTTTAAGGCTTCTTTTAAATTAGTCTGCATATTATTTATTTTAACGATTAAAAAAACGTGTGATTAAAACGCCAAGATTTACGCCAGTTATACGTTTTATATTTTCCGAAATGGAATACAATTCCACCGTTGCAATTAAAAACGCTGCCATGTACGTAATGTTGAATGGAAGGCTAAAAGTATTTCTTGCACCTTCGAAAATAAGGATAGCACAAAAATATACTACTATTTTTTCTATGGTACGGTAAAGCCCACGACTGTTTATCTTTTGCCCCTCCTTCTTTGCCGCAATGATTCCCGTTGCCATGTCAGCAAAAACAACGAAAACCGTAAATATCAAAAATCCTTTTATCGGAACAAAAAATGAAAATATCCATCCGCAACAAATAGCGTACGTTATCTTTTCCCATCCAAGGTGCAAAAGGTTTATTAAGGTTGCTTTCATTATTCAAGTTTTATTAGCCTAACATCACCGTCAACGGTTGCAAATTTACCATCAGCATATTTATACAAGTCGTATTTAACGGAGTTAAAGGTAAAGGATATTTGATTGGTAAATGTTGATAAAAGTAGGTTGGTTGAAATCGTGTACACCTTGCCGTTATCTGGGTTAAATATTAAACGCTTATTGTTGTTTAACTCAATAACACCATCAATAATTTCACCGTTAAAATTTAACTTCCAGTCTCCAAGAAACTTTGCCGTATCCCGTTGAGCCGTTGTAAAATAAACAGGCTTTCCGCTTATTTGAACGTGTAAGTCGTTGTAATAATTAATTCTTTGTACCGCTTTGCCTTTTGTAATAATAGGCTTAGCATGAATAGCTAATGTGTTACTTTGCCTTTCTGCATCGGTAACAAGGCTTTGAATGGCAGTTGCAGAATCGCCCAATATTTGCTTTGAGCCTGTCACAGTGCTATCCGACAAAGTCGTTTGCTGAATAATGTAATAAATGTTTCCTTGTTTTTGAATGTATAGCGTGTCTTTTACGACATCTTGGGCAAAAGAAAACAAGGGAAGGAATAAAAATAGGTATCTCATTTTATTTGTTTTTAAGTTTATTGTTATTTTTTCTACCATGATTTTCAGGATTTTTATATTTCCAAATAAATCCATAAGCTTTTTTAAATTTACCACTACAACATCTTACAATATTTGTAGAATATCCTTTCATTTCATTAGCAGCATCTATAATACCATCAAATTCTTTTATAAAATTACCATTTAAATCAAATTGTAAAATTTGTAATTTCTGATTAATACTCATTTTTCTTTTTGATTCATCAGACATTTTTTTACCTAATGCTGATTTAGATAAATTAAATTTATGAGTATCAGAAGGTGTATATTTTCTACCTACAGCACCTTCACCACCATCAGTCATATTTGATAATATTCCTGTTTTAATATCAATTCTTCCATACAATTTTATAAATTCTATTTCTTTTTCTATTGCTTCTTTATAAGTTAAATCATCTAATAATACTTCTATTATATAATTTGTTTTGTTTACAATATTTTTCCATATAACATTTCTACCTTTTTTTTCAGATTTTCTATATTTGTTTTTATCCGTTATACCAATGTAAAACGGTTCATTTTTATCTAATCTTATATGTCTATATACTTGTGCCATTATCTTTCTTCTAATTTTTTAATTCTTTCTTCTAATTGTTTTATAATTATTGTTTGCTCTTGTATGGCTTTTGTAAGGATAGGAATTAAAGATTCATAACGAAATAATAAATCAGAGTTCCAATTTGTGTTAACTGCCTCAGGTATTATTTCTGCAACATCTTGAGCTATAAACCCTAAATCTTCTTCTTCGCCATCTATCCATTGAAAATTTACAGGCTTTAATTGCAATAATGTTTCTAAACCATAATTTAAAGGTCTTATATTGTATTTAAATTTTATATCAGATGTGGCTGTTGTTAAAGTGCCATCAGATGTTATATTTAAATTATTTGAAAATGTACCAGCGCCAACTGCCGTAAATCTGCCATTGCCGACAACGTGCAAGGCTGTATTTGGAGATTGAGTGTTAATACCAATATTACTTCCATCTATTGTGATTCTTGTGTCTGTAGATAAATCAGTTGTTCCTATTTTAAATTTATCATTATCAGTATCATCTACACCAAAAGAATATTTACCAATCTCATCAATATAAAATTTAAATTGCGGATTGCCATTTCCAGAATTATTGTTATTTATTCCCAATATACTTGCTTCAGCTGTTGAGCTAATAAAAAAAGGTACCACCAAATCACTATTTACTTGAAAAGTCCATGAAGGATTATTTTTATTTACACCTAATCTATTATTTGTATTATCCCAAAATAAACCTGAATTGTCTTGAGTGTATGTCCCACCACTTCCAGCAAAAACAACCGAGCCAGCCGTAAATGCCGTTGATGTATTTGTTCCCCCATTTGCCACAGGCAAAACACCTGTTAATCCTGATGAAATAGAACCACCAACACGCAACCACGCGTTGCTCGTTGCTTTTTTATAGTGCCACATTATATTGGTAGTCGTATCAAGAACCATGTAAGCCATGGTATCAATGGAAGGCTTTCTTACGGTGTCAGTTGCCGCTACACCCCGATAAATAAGCCCATCGGCAGTCGTCTGTTCTCCAAGCGTTATTTTTTGATTGCCATTGCTCGGGTATTGTGCCAAAGCAAGGCAAGGCAAAAGGAAGAGGAAGAGGGAAAGGAGTTGTTTCATGTTTATGTTTTTTATGATTAATTGCCAGCCATTTTTTGCCAATATGTAGCGCCTGTGCTTACAAGAGTACACCATTTTCCAGGACCCGCACCAGTTATTTGACTATTTTGACTTCCGTCTAATTGTTGGATATTTGTAGCATTACTAGTAATTGAGCTATTTCCAATATTTAAAATATGTATTTCTCTTCCTGGAAAATCAGCAGCGCTTGGTAAAGTAAATGTTACAAGGTCTGACCTTCCCCATCTTATCCATGTGTCATTTTCTAATATAATGTATGTCGCCGCACTTCCAGCAACGTATTTTCTTCTTATGTAACCTTCTCTATTATCAATGTCATTTTGCATAACTACATTTCCCGTAAATGTTTTATTTCCTGCGAAACTTTGAGTAGTTGTATTAACTACACCTGATGCACTTGCTCCAGCATCTGTAATGGTAATATTTGGAGTAGCACCTCCTGTAGATGAAAGAGGAGTAGATGCTGTAACGCTTGTAACGCCTCCACTTGTTGCGCTTAATATGCCACCTGATAAAGATAAACCGCTACCTAATGTAACTGTAGCAAATCTATCTGTAGAAGATAGTCCTGCTAATCTTGTCGCCTGATAGCTGTAATTTTTAAAAAAAGCTATATCCCAAAAAGTAACTGGACTATAAAATTGTTTATCACCAATAAATCCTTGTGCATTTGTAGTTATTACGCCTGCCGTTGCAACTGACGCATCTGCAATGCTTATAACAGGCGTTGTAGTTCCAGTGGCTACAGATATAGCGCCAGTCCCACTTACACTCGTTACAGTTCCCGTTCCTGCCCCAATAGCCGTTCTTGTGTCAGCTGCGTTTAAAAGAGTTATTGTTTTATCTGCGTTAACTTTTATAAATTTATCACTTAGACTATTATCAGCTACTAACAATGCCTTACCAACTGTTGTAACTCCTAAATTAATCAATGCTCCATCGGCTGTCGTTGCTCCTGTACCACCATTTAATAAAGGTAAAGCAGTACCACTATATGTAAGGGCTAAAGTGCCGCTTGTTGTAACAGGAGAGCCGCCTACGTTAAATATAGAAGGTGCGGTTAAGCCTACACTTGTAACGGTACCAGTTCCTCCACCTCCTCCGCTGTATTGTGGAATGTTTAAGGTACTACCTATTAATGTAGCTGCTCCACTTGTTCCAGTTGTGGTTAATGTAATGTTATTTTGTTTTGCCGCAAATCTTGAAGTAAGATTTAATAAAGATGTATCATTATCGCGAAAATACGGAGATAGCATTGTTGACGTATCAGATATATTTACTTTATTATTAAAAGTGTTCCAATCTGTTGATGTTAAAAAACCATTTACCGAAGTAGTTGCCTGTGTTATGGATAAAGTCCTATTTGCCGTTAAATCACCTCCACCTTGTATTGGCGCCGTTGTTCCTATAGTTATTGTGCTATTTGCTGGAGTAAAACCTAAAGCAGCTTGTTTGTTATTAAATGTAGTCCAATCTGTAGAAGTCAAATACCCATTTCTTGCACTTGTAGCAGTTAATAATTCTATGGTTGGAGTGGTAGTATTGTTTGTGATTGATATAGGATTGCCTGCTGTAGTAGATGCAATTACATTTGTTACGGTACCTGCACCAATGGCACTCCGAAACGAAGTAGCGGATAATGTTGAAACAGTGTTATCTGCGTTAAACCTCGGAAAAGTTATTGCAGAAGGATTGGTTAAGGTAAACATTGATTGTCCAATGGTTGTACCTCCTAAACTTGTTCTTCCCGTGGATGCTACTAAATCAGTGCTACCTCCGTCCCATTTAAGTCTGTCGGTAAATGCGGTATTCCAATTACTTGAATTATTTGGAATAGATGAAGCCCACGTTGAACCCGTTGATAAGGCAATGCCAGCCTCTGGATAAACAGGATTGCCTGCCTGAGCCGAACCAACCGAACCAATGCCGCTAACCGTGGCAACGGTATAATTTGCACCTATTTTAAATGATGTGGAAACAATGGTAATTTTATTTGTGTCCGTTAAATTATATTGGTCATTGTTCAAAAGTTGTCCATTCCTAAAAACTAAAATATAAGCCTTTAATTGAATAGGGAATTTAGGGGTAATCGTCCACGTTAAAACACTTGTTAAGGCTGGTTGATATTCTTGTTTTAAAATCTTTATGGTATCGCCACCAATGGCAACATCGATTGAATCCTGCAACCTTGCGTAAATGGTTGACGTATCTAAACGCAAAGTTCCCGTCGTTGTAATTGTGCCACCGAGTAAACCAAAACCAGAACCAACACTTGTAACAGTACCCGTTCCTTTTGCATCTATTCTATTTGATAATGAAGCCGTGTCCGCTGAGTTTAATTTAGTCGCAAATCTGGAAGTAAGATTAAGACTTAAAGTATCGGACTGTGTGAATAAAAATGAAGTATCAGCCGACACCGTGCCCGTGGTTGTGATTGGATTAGGACTAACCGTTATTCCCGTACCACCTGAAATTGAAGTAAGGCTTCCCGATCCTCCACCCGAACCTGCACCGCCACCACGGGGGAATATTACCGTATAATTTTCACCTACTTTATAAGCAGTTGCACCAATCACCACGG